ACTAAAACAAATAGATATGCATCCGCAAGTAGTGATATAAATCCAAGAACCGGAAGAGCATGGACAGATGGAACAATAAGAGGATTCTAATATGTCATATCTTGAAAAACTTGCAACTTATAACAAAATAATATGGGACGACTTTTCTGTAAAGAACGAAGAGTTATACAGTGTTGAAAAAGATATCGATTCTCTTACTGCAACCGAAGAAGCCACGATGATTGCATTAAATTTTTCCAGATACAATGGCTTTAACTTACAAGGTTATGGCGAAGGAACAGCAACACGTGGAATTACCGAACAAGAAGCATATGATATTTGGAGTGGAGTGTTCGGAGAAGAACAGTTTAAATTTAAAAGACAAATATCTAAATTAGAAATATCTAAAATTCCGCAATCTGTTTATGACGGTCTAATGTTGTATTTTTGGGCATCAGGAAAGTTGTTATTTGTTGAAGCAGCTGAAGGTGTATATTCTATTAGAAACTACATTATACAAAAAGATTGGGATACTGTTGCTAGTATGATAGCTAGGAGTAAGATTAGTAAGTCTCATTGCATCCGAGCTGCATCAGTTTTAAGATTAGCCGATTATAGCAAAATTAAAAATAGATCTTGGTTTAGAACACAGGGTATATTTAAAATGCGTGATTTAAATGACTCTGGGCAGCTATCTGAATCAGAACTACGCAGAGCAAGATTTGCATATTATGCAGAAACATTAAAGTTTTTGCCGTTTACTCCAGATAGTGTGAAAAGAGATATTGTTAAACAATACGAAAAAACTTTATCAACTAAAACGTTTATTGCTGATGGAACTAATAATTTATATGTTTTAGAAAAAAATCCCAGTATGACACCAGTTGAGAAACTATCAGTGTTTGTAAATGATATTTTAATACAAACTGAGTTTGATTACATAATTTCGGGAAATGTTTTAACTGTTAGTAAAGAGTTAAAACAAGGCGATATAATTAAAACCATAATAAAAATTTAACAAAAACTTAGTAGTTAATTATACGATAAATATTATTATGGCAACGTATATTGGATACAGTTCTATTGGACAACTAACAGGCAGCAGAATCCTTACTGACAAGGATCTAGCTGTTCGTGACTTAACAAATCATTTTTATACAAGAAAAGGCGAGCGAGTAGGTCAGCCTGAATTTGGTAGCATCATTTGGGACATGCTTTTTGAACCAATGGATAGATATACTGAAACTGTAATCAAAGATGATTGCGAAAAAATTATTCAAAGCGATCCTCGCTGGAATATTGAAAGTGTAACACTTAGAAAACCAGATGAGCATACTATAGAAGTAATAGCTCGAATAATTTATGTTGACACAGGAACAGCTGAAGAACTGTTATTAAACTTTGTAGGTGAGATAGAATAATGGCACAGGGCGCAAGACAAAGTAGCTTATTTGCTGCGGAAGACTTTAGTGTAATTTACGAAAGTTTTGCACAAGCAAATTTTCAAGCATATGACTTTAATACCATAAGAAACGCTATGGTAGATTATATGAACAACAATTATCCAGAGAACTTTAACGACTGGATTAGTTCAAGTGAATTTGTAAGTTTAATGGAACTTATGGCATTCTTAGGACATAACTTAGCATTTAGAAATGACTTAAATGCAAGAGAAAACTTTTTAAGTACTGCAGAACGTAGAGAAAGCGCACTACGTATTGCAGAGTTTTTAGGGTATACACCAACTCGAAACGTAGTTGCTAGTGGCTATTTAAAAATTGATAGCATTAAAACAAACGAAACTGTATATGACATTGACGGTTCTAGTCTTGCCAACCGTTTTGTACAGTTCGACGATGTAAGCGACCCAGATAGTTTTCAAAGATTTTTAACAGTAATGAATGCAGTGTTTCAAACAAATAGCAAGTTTGGTGCTCCTTATGCTAAATTTACTGACAGTAATAATGTTAGAAACGAAATTTACAGAACAAATAGTTTGTTAACAGAGCCTACGTTTTCGTTTAGTGGTAAGGTAAGCGGCGCACGTGCAACATTTGATATGCACGGTGTATATTATAATCAAACACTTAATAAACTAGAAGAAAAAGCACCAAATCCATATGGTGTATTAGACTTACTTTATAGAAACGATAATAGCGGATTTACTAGTAAAAATACCGGATTCTTTATCGGTTTTAAACAAGGGTCTTTAAAGTATAAAGATTTTAATATTGAAAATGGATTGCCCAACCTAGTATTAGACATTAACGATGATAATATTGCAAACGGTAACATTTGGGTCCAAACAATAGACGAAGCCGGACAAGTGTTAAAATCTTGGACACAAATAGATAGACTGTTTGGACACAATGCTGTGTTCAATGCAGTTAATAAAAACGTAAGAGATATTTTCACAGTGAGTAGTCGTGAAAATGATCAGATTAGTGTTGTATTTGGTGACGGGGATTTTGGTAATGTACCACGTGGTCTTATTCGTGTTTGGTATAGAACAGGCTTGAATCAAAGTTACAGATTAAACCCGAGCGATGTCGGTTCAACTGGCTTCACATTTGAATACAGTGGCGCAGACGGAAGTACATATCGTGCGGACGTTAATTGTTCATTAAAATCTGTTGTTAGTAACGCAAGTAGTAGAGAAAGTATTGATAGTATTAAAACAAATGCTGGCAGATTCTTTGCAACGCAAGACAGAATGATAACAGCCGAAGACTACAGCATTTATCCTATTACGGTTAGCAACAATATTAGAAAAATTAAAAGTATTAATCGTGTACACAGCGGTCATAGCCGTTTTAGAGATTTTTATGATCCGACTGCAACGTACAGTGATGCAACACAGTACTTTGATGACGGGTATCTGTATCTTCAAAATGTTACAAGTAGACAAGCAATAAGTTTGTCTAATAATTTAAGTAGCGAATCTTTCTTTCAAAAGTTTATAAAACCGCTATTGAACAATCCAGAAGTTAAAAACTTCTATTACCATAGACATCATTATGGTCCCAATGGTGTATTTGACGCTACAAAACAATATACAGATACACAGTTGTTGTTAAACACATTAGATGCAAATGGCGAAAATGTTTATCGTTGGAACCAAGTATCTAAAAGTAATGATAGCTGTACAGGATATATTAATTTTAACAGTGTAGTACAGAGAATCGGCGAAGAAGCAACACTGCCGCTAAGACGTGCAGAAGTGAACGGACTAATACAGTTTGTTACATTTCCGTACAGAGAAGGTTATATTAAAACAGTAAGAATATTAAATGGCGGCAGCGGTTATAACGATCCGCCTACTGTTGTAATTACTGGTAAAGGTACTGGTGCTATTGGTACAGCAAATGTTGCAAACGGAAAAGTAGTTAGTGTAACAATTGATCCAACACAAATAGGAGAAAATTACGATGAAGCAACTAACATCGAATTTATTCCAGCAAGTAGTGGTGGTTCAGGTGCAATTGCAGTAGCTGAAGTTGCAAGTGCAGAATCGCAGTGGGCAAGAGTTGTAAATTATGTTAGTTCGGGACTTGGAGAAGATGACCCAACTGGCATTCCAAAAGGTATCGACACTAGAGGTCGAGGTGCAATTGTCCTTAATAAAGTAATTCCAACAGATGCTAGAATTAAACGTATTGTTCCAAGTTGGGAATATGCATTAAACCGTGAAACTAAAGCAAAAGTGATTCAAAAACTTACAGGAAGAAACAGCTTCGGTCTTAGATATAAAGCAGAAGCACAAAGTTGGGAAGTTATTGAAAATACCGATTTGCCTAGTAACAGCGTTGAAAACAATAGTGTTGACTATTGGAGCAGATTCCATGAAGGTGACACAACTGGTACAGGAAGAGACAACAGTTGGATCATACGTGTAAATTATACTAGTTCTAATTGGGAAATATTAACCAGAAAAACTCGTTATATTTACGGCAGTGATACAGATTTAAAATTTAGTAACCTAAACTTTGCAGAAACTTTTAGTAGTGAAACATTAAAACCTGCACGAGATAGTGTGAGTGCACTAGCAATTAATACAAGAAGTTCTACTAATGCAACACCATTGGGAACAAATTATAAGTTTAATGCATTTGGATATTTTGTTTACCCGGATGGCTTCACAGATCCGCATAAGATACGTGTTACACTAGCTGATCCAGACAATGATGGATTTCCAAACGATCCTGCAGCATTCCATAAGATTACTGCAGGTGAAACTACTAAACTTGGCACAAGAACAATAGATGGATATAGTTATAAAGTCTGGGATCCTAATGGAACTGAAATTGTAGACGGTCGTGCAAATTTACACACAAAATATCAAAGAATTGCAGATTTGGGACAAGTTATTGATCCTAGTATTACAAATATTATCGACACATATGTACTACTAGAAAGCTATGAACAAGAATTTAAAATTTGGGCAGAAAAAGATGGAAGGTCATATACTAAACCTGTTCCTCCGACTGTCAATGAATTAAATCAATTATTCTCTAGTTTAAATGTGAAAAAGTCGATCAGCGATCAAATCATTTATAGACCAGTTAAATTTAAAATCCTGTTTGGTGATTTAGCAAGTAGCGAACTGCAAGCACGTTTTAATGTAACTAAAACAGCCAATGCAACAATGAGCGATACTGAAATAAAACAACAAGTAGTTAAACTAATTAAAACTTACTTCAACATTGATAATTGGGATTTCGGCGAAACGTTTTATTTTACAGAACTTGCTGCTTATATTCATAATAACATGGTTGGACAAATTAGTCAAATAACAATATCGCCCATTGGCGATTTTGAATCAACATCGGGTTTATTTGAAATACGTAACGACAGCGATGAAATGTTTATGCCTATATTAAATATTGATAATGTAGTAATAACAAACGAATTTAATGCTAACCCAACATCAATTGCAGCTAATAGCGGAGTAAGCCTAGTATGAGCAATAACTTTAAAGCCAACCCAATCAATGCACCTTTAATCACACGTCCTGGTGAAAGTAAAGAGTACGTAGGCACAAGAAATGTAACAGACTTGTTACCTGAAGTTTTCAAAACAACAGTAAACAAAAGTTTCTTGGATAGTACGCTAGAGCACTTGATGAGCACAGGTAGCTTACAAGCTGTTAACGGATTTGTAGGCGAAGTTAATGATAAAAAGAGTTTGTCAGAAAACTATGTAACTGACAGTAGAGCGAATTTAGATTATCAATTTTCGCCAGGTATTGTTAACAAAGATGTAGAAAATAATGTTACAGGATTAATGACATACGATGATTTATTAAATGCGTTTGCATTTAATGAAGCACATATCGACGACCCTAGCACTATATTCAATGAAGCAGGGCATACATTAGATTTACCTATCAATTACGATATGTTTGTTAACTATCACAAATATTTTTGGTTAGTAGACAATTTACCTGTAATTGATATTATCCCATCATCTACAGATCCGATAACAATTGATGATATTCAAGGAAAGTTTGAATACACTACTCCGTTACTTAAAGACAATACACAATTAGTTTTTAAAAATGGTATGCGAGTTAGATTTGCTCATGTTAACAGAGAGCAAGTTTATCAAACTGTATTATCTAACACAACATTTACTAGTCCTATCAGTAATCCTAGTACTAGAAAGGTTTATCTAAACAACCAACTACAAACACAGGGTACAGATTATATTACAACAGCACCCGATACAATTGATTTTGTTGTTGCTCCAGCAGTGGGAGACGAAATTGAAATTTGGTGCTACTGGGCAGATGGTGCAAACTTTGAAGTTGATAATGTTTATATCGTCGACGGGGTTGGCACAGAAAGTGGTATCAAACTAATAGAACAATTTCAAGCTGTACCGACAGTTGAAAATTACGGTGATCGTACATGGTTCAACCAAACAATATACAGTGGTCGTGTACCTACTCCGTTCGATGGCGACAACGATAGTTTTGAATTCACTCCTTATGACTTACGTGAATTGGTATTGCAAGAACGTGAATACACAGTAGAACAGCGTTGGAGCGAAGATCAAAGTGCATGGGCGAGAGGTAATCTTTGGGTAAAAGAAGATGTTGTAAATTATATCTGCGATTATTTGAATGTTGATGTCAAAGACTATGCAAACGATAAATTACGTGCAGTTAGACCTATTATCGAATTCCGTGCTAACATTGAAAAATATAACTTTGGTAAAAGACATATTACTAATGTAGATTATGTATTAGAAAAAATCAGCGACCCTGCAACTGATATTGTTGGACAAACATCTTTTAATATTGCCGATTATCTTATTAATGATCCTTGGTTAAGCAAAGGATATAACAAAGGCGATTTAGTAAAAGTTACAATGGAAGGTGAAGTAACATACTGGGATTGTACAGAAACACATTCAGATCCAAACTTTCCTGTAACTATAGCAAGCAGAAAATACTGGAGACAAGTCTTTGCTAAAAACATAGAAGACAATGATCTTATAATGTTTGTTAACTCTGATAATGCTGCATATAACAACAAAATCTTTAAAGTCAGTGGCGCAGAAGCTGGAAACTTATCATTAATAGAAGTTTATAACAGTGACGGTAGCAATAGCGCAACTGCACTGCAAGACGGCGACAAAGTACTTTGTGTAAACGGCTACAATGCTGTCTTTTACGATAGTTATGATGGACTAGTGTACAGCGGAAGCGAATGGTACTGGAATAGCAGTACATGGGTTTACGGACAACAAAAAGATTTCAGAAACGCAGGAATCTTATTCCAGTTATATGATAACAACCAAATCGAATTACAAAACAGTACAGTATACCCTAATAGCACATTTAGTGGCGACTACATTTTTGATTATGGCAAAAGCAATAACAGTAAGATTGACGAAGGACTAGGCTTTAGTCCACGTTATGTTGATTATGGTAACACACCAGGTCTAAGTTTTGATATCGGTTTAGGTCAAAAAAGATATGAATACAATGCTATCAACACAAATGTAACATACCAAGCTGTTACGGATACAAATACTGTAAACGAAATTAGCGGGTTATATTACTACAAAGATTTAAATACTGGTCATTATAAAAGTGGTTGGTCATTAATTAGAGGCGGACAACCTTTAAAAATTCATGCTAGAAAAATTGTAAAAAATAGTTCTACTCCTGTTGTTGTAAACTTAGGTACAACAGACTATAATGTTGACGACAAATACAGATTTGTATTAAGAAACGATAATATAAATGTTTATTCTGAGAATACATTAAACTCTACAAGTAGAAGTAATCTAATAGAAGATTATAATCCAACATTATTCTTTAGTAAAGACAGAACGTATTATATTCAAACACAATTTGATATCAGCGATTTAGAATTTGTCGACTATAATGGCAATGCATTAACTAATATAACATACACCGTTGTAGATGACTATAATGCTACATTAATCGTTGATAATGCAAGTACAGATAAAATTATCAAGTATAGACGTGCAAGTGATAATAGTGTGTTTGGCTTTGCTTATATAAACAGTGAAACCAATCATACAAACATCAAAGTACTTTTAAACGGAGATGAGTTTAACTATTATACACTAAGCGGAAAAAATATTACAATTGATTCTGAAATTAAAGCCGATGACATCATTGATGTTTATTGGTATGCTGAAAA